ATATCGAATTCGTGTCGTAAAAAGATAAAAAAAGTGGTATAAATAAAAACAGCAAACTACTTGTGTAAATAGTGGCGTCAAGATCATTCAAAGATATCAATTTATCGTTTAAACGTCATCCAGTGACGAATGATTTGGTTGCGATTACGAATGAAGACGCTATTAAAAGATCAGTAAAAAATATTGTTTTTACAATTCTTGGTGAAAAACCGTTTTCTCCTAATTTTGGTTCATTTGTATCCGAATCTTTGTTTGAATTGAATACAAGTTATGATTCGATTGCTCTTGAGGATGAAATACAAAGTGTTTTGTATCAATTTGAACCAAGAATAGACAATATATCTGTTACTGTATCGATTGTAGCAGATTCTAATGAAATGAATGCCACAGTTCAATATGATATTGTTGGAATTCCTTCACCATCACAAATCGTAGATATCCTCCTTTTCCCAGCTAGAGTATAATGGCTTTCGGTCAATATGTTAACTTAGATTTCGATCAGATTAAAGAATCTATTAAAGATTATCTGAAATCGAATACAAATTTCACGGATTATGACTTTGAGGGTTCAAACCTCTCAGTAATTATCGATGCTTTAGCGTATAATACTTATATTACGTCATATAATACCAATATGGCTGCAAATGAGTGTTTTCTTGACTCCTCTACACTTCGAGAGAACGTTGTTTCGCTTGCCAGAAACATTGGTTACGTTCCAAGATCTCGTAGATCATCTCGTGCAAAGATTTCTTTTAACATTAGTGGAATAGATGATACTGTAACAGCAACACTTCGTTCTGGTATTGTTTGTAACGGTTCTGCAGCAAATACAAACTATATTTTTTCAATCCCAGAAGACATCACAGTTCCTGTATCAAACGGTGTTGCAATATTTAATGATGTTGAGATATATGAGGGAACTTTAGTTAGTCAAAACTTTACAGTCAATACATCTCAATATAATCAACGTTTTATTCTTACAAATTCATTTATCGATACCTCTACAATTCGTGTTAAGGTCAAACCGAGTGAAAGTTCTTCTTCAACAGTTACATATCAACAAATTGACAATATTGTAGGTGTGACATCAACATCTTCTTCTTATTTGTTGCAAGAAATAGAGGATGAAAGGTATGAATTGATATTTGGGGATAATGTAATTGCTAAAAAACTTGCAAATGACAATTATATTACAGTTTCTTATATTATAACTGGTGGAAGAGATGGAAATGGTGCTGCTGAGTTCAGTTTAGTCGGAAATATAGTTGATCAAGATGGTGCAACTATAGATGCATCCAATTTTTCTCTAGTAACAACGAAAGAAACATCAAGAGATGGTGATGATATCGAATCAATCTCATCAATTAAGTATTACGCTCCTCGTGTTTACTCTTCACAGTATCGTGCGGTTACTGCCTCTGATTATGAAGGAGTTTTGGGTTACATTTACCCCAATGTCGAATCTGTAACTGCTTATGGTGGTGAAGAAATGAGTCCACCTCGTTTTGGTAAAGTTTTTATCTCAGTCAAACCCCGAAATGGTGATTTCTTATCAGATGAAACAAAAAGAGAGTTAATACAAAAATTAAAAAGTTATGCAGTCGCTGGAATTGTACCAGAGTTTATTGATTTAAAATATTTGTATGTTGAAGTACAAACAAATCCATATTATAATCCAAGTTTAAATGATGACTCAGAAAATCTTAAAACTGGCGTTTCAAATGCTTTAACTCAATATTCACGTTCAATTGATGTTAATAAATTTGGTGGTAGATTCAAATATAGTAAAGCAGTGTCATTAATTGATAGTATTGACTCATCAATCACTTCAAATATCACACTTATAACTATTCGTCGTAATTTAAAAGCAGTCTTAGGACAATTTGCTCAATATGAAGTATGTTATGGTAATATGTTCCATACTCAAGAGAGTTCATATAATATCGTTTCGACAGGATTTGCAGTTGAAGGTATTACAGGAACAGTTTATCTTGCTGATGAAGTAATTAATCGTGAAAAGGGTAGAATATTCTTCTTTACATATACAGATGGTGGAACTCCAAATATTGTGAAAAAGAACGCTGGAACAGTTGATTATATGCATGGTGAAGTCCTTATAGATACTGTAAATATACTTTCAACTGTAATTGCAAACAATGTAGTTGAAATACAAGCAATTCCACATTCAAATGATATTGTTGGACTTCGTGACTTATATGTTAAGTTTGATATGACAAATACAACCATTAATATGATTCCAGATTTAATTGCGTCAGGGGAAAACACTTCTGGATCAAGATTTGTTCATACTCATAGTTACTATACACCAACTTATACTAGAAAATCAAATTCTCCAGTAGCTACTGGTAATGCTCTTTTACCTTCAACAGCTTCTTCAACCGCAACAACAACGTCAAGTGGTGGAACATATTCATCAACAACTACAAGTTCATCAAGTTCATCAAGTTCAACTTCATCATCTAGTTCTAGTTCTGGATACGGATATTAATGATAGATACCTCCATACAAAGAGTTCAGATCAATCAGGTAATTGAAAATCAGTTACCTGAGTTTGTGCAGGCGGAAAGTCCACTTTTTGTGGATTTTATGAAACAATATTATATCTCTCAAGAATATCAAGGTGGATCAACAAACATAGCTGAAAATCTTGACAGATATACTAAGTTACAAACATATGTTGGTGCTGCACTCACTGAATATACAGGATTATCAACAGATACACAGTCATATTCATCTACAATCTTTGTAGATTCAACAAAAGGATATCCAAATAAGTATGGATTATTAAAAATAGATGATGAAATAATAACTTATACAGGAATTGGAACTACATCATTTACTGGATGTGTTCGTGGATTTAGTGGTGTTGATAATATGGATCAACCTACAAGACCTGATTTATTATCATTTAATACAACTGTAGGTGCTTCTCATACTGGCGGTTCAAAGGTTCATAATTTATCAAATCTTTTTATTCGTGAATTTTTCAACAAACTTAAAACAACTTTTGCAAGTGGGTTTGAGAATCGTAAATTAAGTAATAATTTAGATCAAGTCAAGTTTATTCGACAGATTAAAGATTTTTATAAAACAAAAGGAACAGAAGAGTCATATAAAATTTTGTTTAGAGCATTATATGGTCAAGAAGTTAATATCATTAAACCATCTGAATTTTTAATTAAACCATCAGATGCTGATTATGGTTTTGCACAAGATTTTGTAGTTAAACCAATTACAGGCGATCCTCGTAATTTAAAAGGATCAACACTTTTTCAAGATGCTGACGAGGATGATTCTAATATTCGTGGTGCTTCTGGTGCGATATCAGACGTAAAGGACTTTTTATATGGTGGAGAACATTATTATCAGATAAGTGTATCAAAGGATTCAATTGATGGTGATTTTATAGTTCCAGGCAGAACTCGAATTACTGATCCAGTTTCTATAGGTGCTACTGTAATTACAGTCGATACAACAGTTGGATTCCCCACAAGTGGATCTTTGTCATTGCCGACAGCTAGTATTGCTGGAGTTGTAACTTATACAAGTAAAACATCAAATCAATTTGTAGGAGTACCCACGGCCGTTGATTCTATAAGTATTGGTGATGATGTGCGATTCAACAATGTTGCGTATGGATATTCATTTGCAAATAACACAAATAAGATTGAAGTTTTAATCACTGGTGTTTTAAAAGACTTTCCAATACCTGATACAACTTTTTACTTTAATAAAGGTGATAAGATTAAAGTTGGTTCATTTGGTATCAACAAAAGCTCTGAGGATGCTAATTTTGGATCATATGTTTATAATACTTCCGTAAAATTTACTCCAAAGACAGTTACAAGACAATCAAGTAGTAGTTTCAGAATTGATACTCTTTCTGATCATGGATTTTTAGAGGAAGATGCAATTGAAGTTTTAGACGGACAATCTACTCTTACTGGCGTTGGTCGTGTTTTAAGTGTCATTAGTAGTTCAACTCTTATATTAGGTGATTTGCCTAGTGTTGGTGAAAATAATTTTGCTTTCATTCGTAGAAGAATAAAGAAAGGAAATAGCTCACTTCATGAAAATATTAACAAATATACAACTGATGTTCAAAATGTATATGACCACGACAGTGATAATGCACTAGCACTACCGCCACATCCTCATGCATACGTTACTGCACCATCAATTCCAAGTTTAGGTAATCAACCCATAGTTGCACCAGATCGTTCTGTGACGTGGACTGGCGCCACTGGCGGCGATGTTATACAGTTGATACAGGTTACAGAGGGTGCAGCAGATCATGGATTCTATTCTGGAGAAGTTGTCACATATAATGTGGTCAGTGGTTTCTTAGGTCAATTAATTGATGGTAAAAATTATTATGTAAGTCGTATTGATTCTAACAATATCCGTCTTGCAAACTCCCTACCAGATCTAGTAAATGGTGATTTTGTGGATGCAACAGGAGATGGTACTTTTAAAATTTCCGTTCCTGATTTAGCGAATAAAAAACTTGAACATCAAAAATTATTAAAGAGATTTTCTCTGAATCCACTGTTTGATGGGGCAAGGCGTGAAACAGCGCCAGGCACTACTGGCATGCTTGTAAATGGCACAGAGATATCAAACTATAAGTCAGGTGATGTTATCTTTTTTGGTGGTGTTGAGACGGTTGATGTATTAGAGGGTGGTTCTCAATATGATGTTATTACTCCTCCAACAGTCAGTCTTGAAAGTTTGACTGGTGCTGGTGTAAGTGCAACAGCAAATGTAAAAGGTCAGTTTGAAAGAATTGATATTGTAGATCCAGGCTTTGATTATGTTGCACCACCTGTCGTTGAAATTAGTGGTGGTAATGGAAAGAATGCAATTGCAAGATCAAGATTAAAACAAGTTGATCATTTTATGGATTTTGATGCATCATCAACAGGTAATATAATTAATATATCAGAAGATACAATAGGTTTTGGAACTTTCCATAAGTTCCGTGATGGAGAAGCTATAATCTATAAAACATTTAATACTGGTGCGATTGGTATTGCAAGTGCCGGTATTACTACAACTGTAGTTCAAGATCCACCAGATCAAAGACTTGTTGATGAATCAATCTACTTTGTATCAAAAGTTAATCAGACAACAATCAAACTTGCAAATAATGAAAATGATGCACTGACTAAATCGAATTTAATTAATCTAACTGGGTTTGCTGATGGAACACAAAGATTTCAAAGTTTAAGGAAAAAGTTTGTTTTAGGAAAAATTATCATTGAAAATCCTGGCGAGGGATATGAAAACAAAAGAAGATTAGTTCCTACAAGTGGTATCAACACATATTCTGATTTCATTGAATATACTAATCATGGATTTGAAAATGGAGAAATAGTTCGTTATTCAAATAATCAAGTTAAGGTTGGTGGTTTAGATACAGATCAAGATTATTATATTTTAAAAATTAATGACAGTCAATTCCGACTTGCAGCTGCTGGTATTGGATCAACTTTATCAGATGCTAACTATCTAACTAAACAATTCGTTGGAATGACATCAGTTGGATCTGGAGAACATGTATTTAATTATCCTCCAATTTCAGTCACAGTCAAAGGAACAATTGGAATCAATACAGCAGAACCAGAAAATTATCATGCATCTGTAAATCCAATTGTTAGAGGTTCAATCACATCAATTAACGTTGAAAATCCTGGCCTTGGATATGGAAATGAATCTACATTTAACTTTAGTATTCCACCTCAAGTCAGAGTTTCATCTGGTTCATCTTCAGAATATAAAGCGATTGTTGTAAATGGAAGAATACAATCTGTAATTGTAACTCGTTCTGGTAACGAATATACATCTGCTCCTGATTTAGAAATTTTAGGTGATGGAGTTGGTGCAAAAATTATTGCATCGATTAGTAATCAAACAGTTAATTCTGTAATTGTTGATAATGGTGGAGTTGGATACTCAACTGCAAGTGTTGGAGTTCAAGAAGTGATTCCTGGCACTGGTGCGATATTTTTACCAAAGATTAAATCTTGGGCAGTCAATAACGTTAAAAGATATGAGGATATCTTCTATGAAGATGATGGTTTCTTATCAAGAGGTGATAATGATAATGGAATTAAATTTACAACATTTTATGCACCAAGAGAACTTAGAAAAGTTTTAAAACAAAAAAATAGTGATGGAACGATTGATTATACATCAAATGATTTAAACCTTTTAAATAACGCAGAACAATTATCTTTAAGTCATTCACCTATAATCGGATGGGCATATGATGGTAATCCAATTTATGGCCCCTATGGATATTCTCGTAGAGATGGTGGTGTTGTAAAACTTATGACATCTAGTTATTCTCTTAAAACCTCAAGAGAGAATGGCCCTCCAATATCCACTTTTCCACTTGGATTCTTTGTAGAAGATTATGATTATCTTGGAGATGGTGATTTAGATGAAAACAATGGAAGATATTGCATTACTCCAGATTATCCAAATGGAATTTATGCTTACTTTGCAACAATTAACCCAAGTGAAAACGAAACTAGTGGAACATTTAAAAACTTCCGTTCTCCTGTATTTCCATATTTAATTGGTGCAAATTTTGCTGCAAAACCAGATGATTGGAACTTTATAGAAACAAATAATCAGGATATTGATTTAAACACTTTAAATCTTAGAAGAAATACAAATCCATATAAACTTGAAGGATCTGGTGCAGATTATGAAGGAATACACGATAGTCGAAAGATAGTTGATCAAGAAATTGATGTTAATTATGCTTCTGCTGGTAGGATTAATCAGTATGAAATATTAAGTGCTGGATCTGGTTATCAAGTTAAAGATGATCTTAGAGTCAAGAGTTTAGATAAAGGAAATGGATTTTCTGGTGAAGTATCAGTTGTTGATGGAAAAGAGATAGTATCAATCGCTTCAACCATTGTTAAAATTGAAAATATAGTATTTACTTATAATAATCAAAATGGTAAGGTAACAGGACTCTCAACTCAACCACATGATTTAGTTGTTGGTGATGTTGTGACTATTTCTGGTCTTTCTACAGATTCTTTAAGAAAACTAGATGGAAGGCATCAAATAGGATTCAATACATCCTTTTTACAATTAAACACAGGAATAGGAACCACTGCTGCGACTGGAATGGTTATGGATATATCTGTAACTGGTGATTTATCTCGAAATGCAATCGCTCCTAATGATATCTTAGGTATCACAACCGAAAGATTATTAGTTCTTAATGTTGATGATGTAAATGATAAAGTAAGAGTTAAAAGAGAATTTGATGGTGTTTTAGGAACTGCACATACAAGCACATCTCTGATTACATCCTTAAATCGTAATATTACATTTAATTTAGGTATTAATACTGATATACAAACTAGAGTTAATACTCCTTACTATTTTAATCCATCTGAGAGTGTTGCAATCGGAACAGCGTCTGGTGTTGGTATAGGATCAACAATTAGTTACTCATATCGTGTTGTTGGTGGTGGGTCAACTGAAAAATTCATACCAACTCAAAACATATTCTTACAAGATCATGGATTTGAAACTGGTGAAAAACTTGTGTATTCAAGTGACGAAGGAACTCCTCTTTTAGTTTCTAATGGAATCAATGCAGTACCTAACTTCAGATTAACTAATAATTCTCCAGTTTTTGCAATCAATCTTGGTAGAGATCTACTTGGCATATCTACAAATCCATTAGGTATTGGATCTACTGGTTCAATCAGTGGTATTGGTTCAACAGCCTATCAATTATTCTTTGATGGTATTGGAACTGGTGAAGTTCATAGTTTCACACCAACAAAACCTGAGATAACTGGTTTTGCTGAAAAAGTAGTTGGAACTGTTGTTTGTAAAGAAGCACATAAGTTACAAGCTAATGATCGAGTATCATTGTCTGTCACACCAGGCATCACAACTTCATATTCAATTCAATTTGATGAAGTTACAAGAAGAACATTTATAAATCCAATCAATTTTGGTGCATCATCTGTTGACATAATTAACGATCAAATTACACTTCCTAATCATGGATATAAGACAGGTGATAAGATAATTTACAAATCATCTAGTCCAGCGAATCCATTATTTAATGACTTTACATATTTCATAGTTAGAATTGATAAAAATACAATCAAATTATCTGAAACTTTTTTCAAATCTAAAAAGTTAATTCCAGATGCAATTTCACTTACATCAACTGGATCAGGTCACACAATTGCTCTTATTAATCCACCATTATCATTAACTCGTGGATACACTGTTGGATTTGCAGTATCAGATACATCTCTAACTCAAGTTATATCTGGAAAGAGAAGAAAGGTATTTGATTTTGAATTATTCAGAGATACTAATTTTACAAATCCATATTTTAACAATGATGATGATAATGGATTCCAAGTTGTTGGTGTTGGAACAGTTGGTGTGTCAACAACTGCAAAAGTTAATCTTTCGTTAACTGATAATACTCCTTCAGATCTATACTATAAATTAACTCCTGTAAACTTGGGTATTAATGCTCCTACAAAGAGAAATCCAATTGTAGACACTGATGTTATCAATTATTCAAGTTTAAAAATATCAGATAGTGTTTACAATGGTGATTATGTAGTTACAGGTATTGGAAGCACCACATTCTCATTTGTATTACCATCTCAACCAGAAAAGGATGAATATACTAAGAATGAAGCGACAAATTTAACATATGATACATCTTCCACAACTGCTTTTGGATCAATCAATAAAATTAGAATCGTATCAAAAGGAAAGAATTATCTAAACATTCCTGTTGTTACTTCAATCGGATCAACACTTGGAGTTGGTGCTGTGATTAGATTAAACAGTAATGAAACTGGTCAATTAAGAAGATATACAATTAAAAATCTTGGATTCGATTACTCGGCTGATAAAACAATACAACCATCAGTACAACTACCACAAATATTAAGATTAGATAGATTATCTAAAATATCAAGTATTGGAATTAGTTCTGGTGGTAAAAATTACCTTGAGCCACCAAATATTGTAGTAATTGATCGTGTTACTGGTTTAGTCAAGGATGAAGTCATAACAACTGTTGAATTACAAGGAACATCTGTATCTAAAGTTAAACTTCTAAGAAATACAAACTCTCTTTATGATACTAACCCAAGAATTATTGCTACAAATAATAATAATGGAATTAAAGTTAAAAATCTATCATATACAAGTGGCACTAATTTAGTGACTTTAACTCTAGAAGGTGGGTATGATTCTACAACATATCCATTTACACTAGGAGAAAAATTATACGTTGAGAATATTGGTATTGGATCTACAGGAAGTGGTTATAATTCATCTGATTATAATTATGAAGGATTTACAATTACTGGTGTCAATACAAACCCAGGCGGAGGAAATGCAACAGTATCTTATAATCTAGACTCATCTGTTACAAGCCCAGGCATTTTTAGTGGCCCTTCATCTTCTGGACAAGCGATACCATTTGTAAATATTGCTCAATTTAATATTGATGTTGATACAAATCAATTTAGTGTTGGAGAAACTGTAAGCACAGGTGATAAAGAAGGAACTGTTGTTGCATGGAATGAGAATAATAAGTATCTTAAAGTTCTTTCAAATGATACATTTAAGATTGGAGAGTCAATTAACGGTTCTTCTTCTAAGTCAATTGCACTAATTGAACAAACAACTAAATTTAATTCAGTCTTTAATATTGATTCAGATTCTGAATTTAGAAGTGGATTTAGAAAAGAGACTGGTAAGTTAAACACAGAACTACAAAAATTAGCAGATAATGATTATTATCAAACATTCTCATACTCATTAGGTAGTACAATTGATTATGATACATGGAAGGATCCTGTCAATAGTCTTGGTCATGTAGTTGGATTTAGAAACTTTGCCGATGTAAGTGTTGTATCTATAGCATCAACTGATGATAAGAACAGAAGAAATGCATCTGTTGGTGTTTCAAGTTCTGTTGCTGTGGTTGTTGCAGATTTGGTGAGTGAGAATGAGTCTCTTCACAATTCATATGATTTTGATTTAGTTACAGAAAATTCTAAAAATATTGGTGGATTGTTTGCTTCCGACGAAATTAATTTTAGAAATAAAATTTTAACAGATTACATTGAATCAAGAACTAACAGAGCGATATCAATCGATAGTGTAAGTTCTCAGTTTAATGATCTACCTCGTGCGACTGCTTTCTCTGATGTCTTTGATTTTAATATTAATGAAGTCGATGGAGCAAAGTTTTATGTCTTACTTTTTGACACTAGATTTTCAGGTGAAAAAGAAATAATTCAGGTTAATCTAATTCATGATGGTTCTATTGGTTACATGATGAAGTTCGGCCGTGTTGAAACATCAATTGATCTTGGTGATTTTGATTTTGCAATTGATGGTGTGATAGGAAATTTAAGATTTGCTCCTGCTAAATCTAAATTTAATAACTATGCGTTAAGAATATTTGCACAAGAAACATTTAAAAATACAAAACTTGCTGTAGGAGATATTGGAAGTTCAATATCTGTTGGAACAGGAGTTAGTATCATATCATCTTCCGCTGGTATTGGTTCGACAGATCCAGATTCTACAGTTCAAGTTGTAGGATTCGGTTCAACTGCATTTACAACTTCAAAACTACTTGTTCAAACACAAGAATTAGGTGGTCAGGAAAGAACTCAAATAAATGAGTTGGTTGTATTGAATGATAGTGAAGAGGTATATCTCTTAGATTATGCTCAGATGATCAACGATAATATATCTGGAACCAACGCTCCAAGTGTAGGACTAGGAACATTTGGTGCAGATGTTAGATCAGGTATTACAAGTGTTTATTTCACACCTGAGACTGGAATTGGTGTAACGATGAGAGTTCATCAAACATCAATAGGTTCAACTGCAACAGGTATCGGAAGCACAACTATATCACTAACAGAGATATTAGCTACAACTACTGACATTGCATCCACAGGAACTCCACAACAAACTCGAATTAGTGGAATCAATTCTAATACATATACTGCTTTTGATGCATTAATCGAAATACATGACACAACTAATGATCGATATGCTGTCACTCAAGTAACTGCAATTCACGATACCATCACTCCATACTTCATAGAGTTTGGATACATGGATAACTTCTCTCCAAACGTTACTAGTTTCTCTGGTATTGGAACTATTGGTGTTGGATACTCATCTGCTTCTGGTGGTGATATTGAACTGCGTTTAACTCCTCCAGCAAATACAGCAGTTACAACTAAAGTATTCCAGTATAACTTTAGTGAAAGTGGTAGTGGTGGTGTTGGTTTTGTTACCTTTACTGATTCAAGATTAAAGTCTATAGAGGGTTCATATACTGGAACTGAGAATGATATTAAGTTCTCATTCCCTCTAAAACATGCAGGCGATTCAATATTCCATAAGACATTTAACGCATCAGACGCTGCGGTTGTTGATGTAACAAACAATACATTTGTAGTTAATAATCACTTCTTCCAAACTGGTGAGGAATTAACATATACACCAACTGGTGCTGGTACAACAATGAGTATCGGTATTGCTCAAACTGGTGGTACTGTTGTTGGATTTGGAACTACTACTAAATTACCATCGACAGTCTATGCTGTTAAGATTGCAGAAAATAAATTTAAGGTTTGTGGAACTGCTACTGCTGCACTTTTACCAGTGCCATCTGTTCTTGACATTAATGCTGTTGGAGTTGGAACAACTCATTCATTTACTGCAAAGAATCTTAACTCTAAGGCGTTAATAACTCTTGATAATAATATTCAAAGTCCAGTCATACAATCTCCAATTAATGTTAAATTATCATTTGATGCAGCATCAGAAACTGACTTCATCACGTTAACAGGCATATCGTCATTCTTCTCTGGTGATATTATCAAAGTAAATGATGAATTTATGAAGATTGATACTGTTGGTATTGGATCTACAAATCAGATGCTTGTAAGAAGAGGTCAACTTAATTCTGCTATAGTTGATCATGATGCTGGTGATACTGTCACGAAGTTCTTGGGTAGTTATCAAATTATTGAAGATACTATTAACTTTACAGATGCACCTAAAGGTGAGAAGGGCCCTGCTGGTTTAACAACTACTTCTACATTTGTTGGTCGTGTGTTTACTAGAACTGGTATTCCTGGCGGATCTCAAGAAACTTACGCAAATAATCATGTATTTGATACTGTAGGTGAACAGTTCACAGGAATTGCAACAAACTTTATTCTGAAGTCTGGTGGACAAGATATAACTGGGTTTGCAACAAATACAGGCGTCATTCTATTAAATGAGATATTCCAGAATCCAAATGATGATTATAATATTGTTGAAACTGCTGGTATTACATCTGTAAGTTTCACTGGTGTTGGAGTAACAAATAATTATGATGTAAATGTATCATCAGTTCCTAGAGGTGGTATTATTGTTTCAGTTGGTGAAACTGCAAACTTTGGCTATCAACCTTTAGTTGCTGCTGGTGGAACTGCAATCGTATCTGCTGCTGGAACTGTTGAATCTGTATCAATTGGAAATAGTGGTTCTGGTTATCGAGTTGGAATGCAAACTAATATTCTTGTCAAGGCAGTTGGAAGTTCTGGTATTGTGACTATTGGTAAGGCAAATGTATCTGCTGGTTTAGTTACATCAGTAACAATTACAAGTGGTGGATCTGGATTTAGTTCTGCAACTCCTCCAACTCTTGAATTTGAATCGCCAATTAACTATGAGAATATGAGATTGGTTGGTAGTTCAACAGGTATCGGTGCATCCGTATCACTTCGTGTTGGTGCTGCAACAAGTATAATCAGTTTCCAAATTACAAACTTTGGATATAATTATAAAATTGATGATGTTCTTACATTGGAAACAGGTGGTAATGCTGCTGGTATTCCAACTGACGCATCAGCTGGTTCTGCATTCAAAACTTTCTCCTTAACTGTCCTTGATACATTCAATGATAGTTTCTCTGGATTTACATTTGGACAATTAGAGAAGTTGAATACATTTGAAGATCTATTTGATGGTGATAGAAGAACATTCCCAATTACTAAGACAATTGGTGCGGTTGAAACACCAATTACTATAAGATCTGCAAAAGGATCTCCAATTAAAGTTGAAGATAACTGTGTAATATTTTTAAATGATATCCTTCAAGTTCCATTTGAGAGTTATGTATTCAACGGTGGATCACAAATTACATTCTCCGAAGCACCAAAAACAGATGATAAATTAAGAATTTACTATTATCGTGCTTCTGATGATGATGTGTTAGAAGTTGATATCTTAGAAACAGTTAAAACTGGTGATAAACTAACAATCAATAAGTATCCTGATGTTGGTTTGGATGATGCATTCCAACAAGAGCCAAGAACAGTCACAGGTATCACAACATCTGATACAGTAACCACAAACACATATATTGATGCTGGAATTACAACTGTTAGAACACTTCAAAGACCAGTTACTTGGAAGAAACAGGTACAAGATGTAATTGTAAATAACATTGGAATTGGTAAGGATAGAGTCGAATTAGAGCCTGGTATCAGACCAACTGCATATATTATTAAGAGTGTATCTGCTGGTTCAAGTGAAGTATTCACAGATACAGCAGTTCCATTGTTTGATCAGGTTGATGATATTATTGAAGTTAAACAAAAAGTTTTAATTCTTGATCGCACATCGAAAACTGGAGTTGCTGCAACAGCAGTTGTCTCTGCTGGTGGATCAATAACCAGTATTGTGATATCTGATGGTGGATCAGGATATACTTCTTCACCACAGGTTTCAATCGGTGTGACTGCTGGAATCGGAACAATCACTGCTGGAATCGGAACAACATCTGGAAATGCAACTGCGGATGCAACTGTATCTGCTGCTGGAACGATATCTGCAATCACAGTTACATATGCTGGATTTGGATATACACATACAAGTCCACCATTAGTGATGATTGAACCAGAGTCTGTCACTCAAGATAATTTAACCAGTATTAAGTATGATGGTGATTTTGGTGAAATAGTTGGAATTGCTACAACAGCAGTTGCTGGAATCGGAACAGCATTGCAGTTTGATTTGTTTATTCCAAAAAATTCTGTTCTTCGTGACGGATCAGTGGTTGATACTGCAATAACTGTAAGTGGTATTCAATCTGGATATTATTTCACTGTATTTGATAGTAATGTAGGAAGTGGTTTAACATCTTATGATGATGCAATTGGAATCACAACAGTTGGTATCGGCACATCCTTTATAGATAATATATACAAGGTACATAGTGCTAAAAACATAACTGGTGATGCATATGGTATTGGATCAACTGTTGGTATTAATACAACTCTAAGAAGAGTTACCGTTAGTGTTAGTTCAACTGAGGGTATTGGTATCGGAAGTGGATTCTATGGTAGATTCTCTTGGGGTCGTTTACATGACTTCGTTAAGGAGGGAACTGGTGCATTTACAGCAATTACTAATGATGGTATTACAGGAATCAAAACTGGCCCTGTGATTATCAGAACTAGGGATTTAAAAGAGTCCTTTAGTTGATATAAATAAAAACAAAAAGTCTTCAATAAAAATGTCAGCAATTATAACTGATCAACTGCGAATATTAAACTCTGAGAATTTTGTAGCGGGGATAGCTTCAACTAC